ATAGTATTAAATATAGTAATAATGTTAATTAATATAATGATAGCGAGAGGTTAGAATGATACCAGATGATATAGAATTAGATTTAGATACAAGGATAAGAATTCGAGATGAGGTAATCTCTAAACTTATAGAGAATATGTCAGAGTCAGATAAAGAAGATATATTGTGGGATTATCTCCTAAATGAACATGAATATTATCCTGATTGGGATTTAGTGGATGAGTATCTCCTTTATGTAGATAAAGATTGGGATAAAACAATAGAATTTAACGAATTAATTAAAGAAACAACTGAAGAAGGAAAATAGAATGGAAGATATTAGATATTATAGTGAAGGTAAGCAGGAATTTATTAACGTAGATGATATGAATGAATATCATGTAAGAAATGCATTGAAGAAGATGATTCAATCAGATAATGATAGACTATATTCTGATTTGAAGATTATCAAAGCAGTTAAGGCATTGAATAATGCTTTGTCTGATGTAGTTTATTAAATAGCAATTGGCAGAGGAATCTATACCTTTAGTTTTCCTCTGCCGAGAGCATATATAGTATATCATACTTTTCAGTATTTGTCAAGCATTATTTAATATTTATTTATCTTGACATATACTAAAGAGTAGAGTATAATTCACTTAATTAATCAGCTTTGACAGTAGCTAGGATATTTATTCTAGACAATGAATCGAATCGTAAAACTGTTATTGATCTATTCGTCTAACGGTAAGGACAATAGCCTTTCACGCTATTAATACGGGTTCAATTCCCGTATAGATCACCAAATTAAAAAGGCAGTAGCTTTTAAAGGAAGTTGAGAAGAAAAGAAGTAGCTTTATATGAATAAGAAAATTAAAATGGATGGAGATATGTATGATTGGACATCCAAAGCAAAGAAGAAGGGATATATTACTTTCCCAAGAGGATTTGGGAAATATATTAAAAAGAGAATGAATCGTAAAATAAGGAGAAGGAAAGAAGAAGATGAATGAAGCACAATTTTTTGAAGTCGAGAAGCAAGATGTGATAACGCATAATGGAGTTAGTATTCCAAATAAACAAGCAATTGTTAGAATGGATACTAATCAGGTATTATCTGTAGTTTCAGATCGTTATAAATTAGTTAATCATGAAGATGCATATGTTAGAGCGATGACTGCTATTCAAGCAAGTAATCTAGATACAAATGGTATGACAGAATCAATTGATTATAGTTATAGTGGTGCTAGAATGATAGTTAAACTTAAATTCCCAGAACATAGAGTTATTATTGGGAAAAGTGATGACGAAGTTGATCTGCAATTGAATATTCATAATTCATATGATGGAAGTAAACCTTTTACAATTGATGTAGGAGGTTATAGACTTGTATGTTCAAATGGAATGATTATTGGACAGACATTTTCTAAGGTTCAGAGGAGACATACAAAAGGATTGAATATAGATTATTATATTAATCAAATCCAAGGAATGACTGATGGATTTAATGAGCAAGCAGAGATTTGGAGCGATGAAGTTAATACTCCAATTACTACTAATAATGTAATCGAATTCCTAGAATATATAGATTTGGCGAAGAAAGATAAACAATATATTGGTAATCAATATATCGTAGAAAGAAATGAATTGGGAGATACTAAATGGGCATTGAATAATGCAATAACTCATTGGAGTACACATGCTCCTGTTCAAGAGAAGAGCAATAAAAATAAGAGTAATATTATTTATCTACGTGAACAGAAGGTTCAACAGATATTCAATTCACATCACTGGAGGAAAGTAGCATGACAACAATTAAATTAATATATAATGATATAGATACAGAGATTAACTACGAAACAGTAGAAGTTAATTTAACTGAGACTCTAAGACATATGGAACAATTTTTAAAAGCAATATATCCTACAATGGAAGGAGAGAAACTTATTCATGAACAGGATATAGAGATATGTAAATCCAAGGATTTTGCAAATAAAGATTTAAAAATAGGATTAACAGATGAGTAAAGTAAAATCCTATTATTGGGAGGAGATTAATAAACGGGCTTATGAAGAAGAATTAACCGGATTAAGACAACCAGAAGCACATTATGCTTTGGAAGAAGCTCATAAACATTGGAGTATAAATTATGAGATGCAGAGCGTGCAATCAAAACCTAAACGATTGGGAACTTAAAAGAAAAGATCCAAGAGATAACGAGCAATTTTTAGACCTCTGTGGTGCTTGTTATTCAACTATATACACAGAGGAAAATGATTTAAAAGGAGAAATAGATGACAACATTAACAGCAACTGGAACAGTAGCATTCGTGAATATTGATACACCAGATAATTTTATGGGAACTGAATCCTATAATATTACAATGGGATTGGAATCAGAAGATGCAGAGTTTCTTGCAAAGGAAGGAGTTAAACTACGTGAGTATGATGGAGTACCACAAAGAAAGTTTACCCGTAAAGTAGAATTCGGTCAACCACAGGTATATGATGCAGAAGGAAATGAGATTGAAGCCAATACTATTTCTTGGGGAGATCGTGTACGAATTCTTTATTCAATGGGAAAAGGAAATTCACTTGGACGTGGAGTTTATCTAAATAAGATTAAACTACTTGAGAAGGGAGAAATGGAAGCTCCAGAGGATACTGATTCAGGGGACTTCTAATGTGGAAGGAACAGGCGTTTTTGGATGGTAAATTCAATGCTCCTGTTCCTTCTTTTTATTATGGATGGAACATGAGAGATTGGATATTTTGGATAGATAAAGAAGGAGAATGGAATGACGGAAGCAACATTTGTTCGACATACTTCTTGCCCATCTTGCAACAGTTCAGATGCGAGGAGTGAGTACAGTGATGGACATTCATTTTGTTTTAGTTGTAATACTTTTTATCCTTCTAATGTGGCAAACGATAGAGTGGTTCCACGATCAGGACGGAGAATAGAAGAAGTGAAAATAAAAGGTACAAGTGTAGAATTAAGAGATAGGAATATTAAACTTGATACCGTTAAGAAATATGGTGTAAAAATGGAATATGATAGTGAAGGTAGTATTGCTAAACACTATTATCCATACCATAATATAGATGGAGAGATAACGGGATTCAAAACAAGAGTAGTAAAAGATAAAGATTTCTTTACTAAAGGTGATATAAGTGGTACAGGTCTATTTGGACAAAACTTATTTAATGGAGGTAAATACCTAACGATCACTGAAGGTGAACTGGATGCTATGGCGGCTTATGAAATGCTAGGAAGTCGATGGGCAGTTGTTTCAATTAAGACAGGTGCTAAAGGAGCAGTCAGAGATATAAAAAGAAACTTTGAATGGGTAGATAAATTTAATAATATTGTCCTAGCTTTTGATCAGGATAAGGCAGGAATGGATGCTTCTAGAGAAGTAGCTAAATTATTCTCTCCAGATAAAGTTAAGATCATGCATTTCGAGGAGAAAGATGCATGTGATATGAATGTAAGGAGGAAAGGTAAAGAGTTTACTCAAGCCTTTTGGAATGCTAGACCATTTACTCCTGCTGGTATTATCTCAGGTTTAGAAACTTGGGGAGATGTATCGGCAGAAGATAATAGGAAAAGTATTCCATATCCTTGGGGTTGTCTAAATGAATTTACATATGGATTTAGACCACAGGAATTAGTAACTATTACTTCTGGATCAGGAATGGGTAAATCTCTATTAGTTAGAGAATTAGAACATTATTTAATTACTAAAACAGAAGATAATATAGGTATTCTAGCCTTGGAGGAGTCAGTTAAAACTACTTCATTGGGTATTATGTCTGTCAACGCAGATAAACAACTTCATCTACCAGATAATAAAGTAGGTAAAGATGAATTACATGGTTATTGGCAGAATACAGTAGGAACAGGTCGTGTATTTATGTATGATCACTTCGGCTCTACAGGTGAGGATGATCTAATTAATAAAATTAAATATATGGCAAAAGGATTGGATTGTAAATGGATAATCCTAGATCATTTATCTATTGTAGTATCTGGAATGGAAGGAGAAAATGAAAGACAATTAATTGATCGTCTAATGACTAAACTTAGAACATTAGTACAAGAAACTGGAATAGGAATGTTCCTAGTATCTCATCTAAGAAGACCAATAGGGGATAAAGGACATGAGAGAGGAGCAGAAGTTTCTCTTTCACAATTACGTGGATCACATGCTATTGCACAATTAAGTGATATGGTATTGGGATTAGAAAGAGATCAACAACATGAAGATGAAGAAGTAAGAAATACTACATTAGTTAGAGTGATTAAAAATAGATTCATTGGATTAACTGGTCCTGCCTGTTATCTTTTCTATGATAAACATACTGGAAGATTAGAAGAAACTGATAATCCAGAAGGAGAGGGTAATGAAGGAGACTTCTAAACGAGCGGAGCGAAGTTATATATACTTAGATGTAGAGGCAGATGGATTATATGAAGATGCGAAGAATATATGGGTTATTGTTGCAAAGATTGGAGGAGATATATTTACCTTTAATCATGATAATATGGCTACTTTGGATAGCTTCTTTCTGGCAAATCATGATAAAACATTGGTTGGACATAATGTAATTAACTATGATATACCAGTTATAGAGAAGATACTCGGAATTAAATGGAAATGGGAAGTAGAGGATACACTTATATTAAGTAGATTCTTTAATCCCAGTAGAAAAGGAGGTCATTCATTAGCGGCATGGGGAGAGAGACTTAAATTCCCTAAAACTGAATTTAATGAATTTAGATATTGGTCTAAGGAGATGGAGAGGTATTGTATAAATGATGTACTTGTTACTGAGAAGTTACATAGGACATTATGTTATTTAAAGAAACCTATCTTTGAAACTGGTATTAAGTTGGAACATAGAGTAGCTGAATTAATATCTGATCAGGAGAAGAATGGTTGGTTATTTGATGAAGAGAATGGGATTAAACTATTACAAGATCTACAGGAGAAGTTACATGATATTGAAGATGAAGTTAGAAAAGTATTCCCACCTATACCAAAATTGGTTAAAGAGATTACACCCCGTATTAAAAAAGATGGAGGAATCTCTAAAGTGGGTCTTAATTTTATGGGTGATGATTGGTATGATGTTAGCGGTAGGTTATGCAGAGTGGATTTTGTGGAATTCAACCTAGGAAGTAGACAACAAATAGCACAGAGATTGATTAGAGCAGGATGGCAACCGAAGAAGAGAACAGACAAAGGGAATATTATCGTAGACGAAAGTATCCTGAGAAAGGTAGAAATACCGGAGGCACAATTAATTGCTGATTATCTAATGATACAGAAAAGAATTGCTATGATACAATCATGGTTTGATAGTATTAGAGAGGACGGTAGAGTACATGGAAGTGTAAATACAATAGGAGCAGTAACAGGAAGAATGACACATAATTCTCCTAATATGGCACAAGTTGTAGCAGGATATTCTCCATATGGAAAGGAGATGCGTAGTTTATGGACTGTACCAAATGGTAAACGATTAGTAGGAGTAGATGCAAGTGGAATTGAACTACGAATGCTATCACATTATATGCAGGACAAGGAATATGAGAAACAAATCTTGGATGGAGACATTCATACATTTAACCAAAAACTCGCAGGTTTGGAAACGAGAGATCAGGCAAAAACTTTCATATATGCACTCATTTACGGTGCAGGAAATGCTAAAATCGGAGAAATCTCGAAAGGAACTGCTACAGATGGAAAGAGACTTAGACAAAGATTTCTCGGAAATCTGCCAGCTCTTAAATCTCTTATCGGTAGAGTACAAAAAGCGAGTCAGAGAGGCTACCTCAAAGGCTTGGACGGAAGAAAGATATGGGTAAGATCTCCCCATTCAGCATTGAATGCCCTTTTCCAATCCAGTGCGGCTGTAGTTATGAAAAAAGCATTGACATTACTGGATGAGTATGCTAAACTAGATAATATAGACTATAAATTAGTTGGTAATATTCATGATGAGATACAATCAGAAGTGGATAATGATCAGGCTGAGTTATTTGGAGAATTAGCTGTTAAAGCTATAGAGGATGCAGGTACTCAATTAGAAGTTAGGATTAAATTGGATGGGGAATACAAAGTAGGAGATAATTGGTATGACACACATTGATCACTATAGACAAGGAGAGATAGAACCTATAGATTATATTATAGCCAATGATCTAGATTTCTGTGAAGGTAATGTAGTTAAATATATTACTAGATGGAAGTATAAGGGTGGTATTGTGGATTTAGATAAGGCTATTTATTATATAGAAAGGTTGAGGAATGATTGATAATTTAATAAAAGATATATATAGAACATTGGAAACTAAAGATTTCCAAGGGGATCTAGATCTAATTGCATTGGATCTAGGTAAGGAAGTAGAGGAGGCACTGAAGAATCACTTCAGACCAGTTGAGGATACTAGGAAACTAAGATTATCCCAAATAGGTAAATGCACACGTAGTCA